GGCTCAACGCGTGGTGCGCCGAGGACGACACCGAACGCCACCAGCAATTTCAGCCATTGGACACCAAGCACGCAGGCGGAACGAAGGTGTTCTGTTCGCAGGTGTGGGCCATGGCAGGCAACTACTTCCGCTGCGAGGTCCTTGAAGAGATGTTCCCGACGTTCGGCTGGAGATCACCCGAGGATGCAGTGCTCATCGTCCAGCGGGAAGACGGTGGTGTGATCGTCACCCGCGCCGCCGAACCGAAGCCGCGAGATTTGTGGGGATGACCTACGAAACGCCGGGTGGGAGCACCTGCTTGCTAATGATCCGAAGGCGTGCAATGCTCTCGTGCGAGCGGATCAAGTCCGTCCACAGCCCTGGCTCGACAGCCGGGGCTTCGCTGTATCCGGGGGAGGTTCGATGCTCCTCGTCCTGCTCGCGTTCATCGCCTTCGCCTGCGCCGCCATCCTCGCCGGCATCCAACGCGCGTGGGCCGTCGCGCTCATCGCGGTCGGCCTGGCCCTGGTCACCCTGCCCGGCCTACACCTGGGCTGACCAATGCCCACCCGGCCCTGCCTCGGCGTGGGTGGCCGGACCTGTGGGCGGCTCACCACCCGGCCCGACTCCCGGTGCGACAGGTGTGCCGGCCAATGGCATGGCCGACACTTGGCATCCGAACGAGTCCGCGAGCGCACACGCGATAGACCGTCAGCACGGCAACGCGGCTACGACGGCGAGCACGACCTCACACGTGCACGCCTGCTGCCTGCTGCCATCGGCAAGCCATGCCCACGCTGTGGCCAGCCCATGATCCCTGATCCCTCGCTGCCAGGTCTCGGCTTGGAGATCAAGAGCCGATCGTATCGAGCACGCTCGCTGTAACCGCGGCGAGCGTGAGTGACGTTCTGTTACCCGTCACAGAGCGTGAGAACGAATCATGTCACCCAGCGTAGGGGGGGCGGGTCCGACACGGGGCCGAAGTGGATCTTGGACCCCGGGTTGCCAGCCACACGCGCAGGATCTCAGATGTGGACCATGATCCACTCTCACGCATTGTGAGCACTCCAAGATCCGTAACAGCCCGTAGTGTCACAGGGGGTAACCATGGCGACTCTGGGTCGTCCCCCGATGCCGATCGAGCAGAAACGCAAGCACGGCCGGACCGCGAACACCGACTCCGGCGGCCGCCCACTTCCCAAACTCGCCGAGATCGTGCACCTGCCGCAGGCCGAAGGCATGCCCGACTTCCCTACAGACCTCGACCAGGCCGGCAAGGACCTGTGGCGCAGGCTCTGGCAGGACGGCATCACCTGGATTTCCCCGAAGACCGACACGCAGGCCGCCGAGGAGGCCTGCCGCGCCGCCGACGACGTAGCGGCCGCCCGCCGCCGGTACCGGGCGACCACTGACCCGAAAGACGCGACCGCGCTGGTGGCACTCGGCAAGCGCCTCGATGACGCCCTGTCGCAGCTCGGCTTCAACCCGACCGCCCGTTCGCGGCTCGGCGTGGCGGAGGTGAGGCGTGTCTCCGCCCTCGACGAACTCATCGAACGGCGCGCCGGTCGCGGTTGAGCCGTGGCCGCCGCGCTGGCTGACCTCGGTGCCGGCCGCAGACGTCGAGCGTGGCGATGGCCGCGATTATTGCGGCTTCATCGAGGCGTGTTGCCGGGTCACGAAGGACTCGTTCGCTGCTCCGGCCGGCTCGCTGATCAAGATGCGGCCGTGGACGAAGAATCTCTTTGGGCATCTGCTGGCCCGGACGAGTCTTCAGCGCTACCGCCACCGGCAGGCTCTCATCGGGATGGCGCGTAAGAACGTCAAGTCGACCAGCGGCGCCGGTCTCGGCCTGGCCGGTTTGGTGCTCGGTCCGTTCGGCGGCGAGGTGTATTCCTGCGCTGGCGACCGCGAGCAGGCCCGGATCGTGTTCGGCACCGCCCGGCGCATGGTGGAAATGGACCCGCAGCTGTCCGAGCGGCTGAAGCTGTACCGAGACGCCATTGAGTTCACCAGGACCGGTTCGGTGTACAAGGTGCTCAGCGCTGAGGCGTACACCAAGGAGGGCCTGAACCCGACGCTGGTGGTGTTCGACGAGGTCCACGTGCAGCCTGACCGTGAACTCTGGGACGTCATGGCCCTGGCTTCCGGCGCGCGGGTCGACCCGCTCATGGTGGGGATCACGACAGCGGGCGTGCGGTACGACGCATCCGGCGCCGATTCGCTCTGCTACAGCCTGTACGAGCACGGCAAACGGGTGGCGTCCGGCGAGGTCGACGATCCGGCGTTCTTCATGGCGTGGTGGGAGCCGCGTGACCCGAACGCCGACCACCGCGACCCGAACACGTGGCGCGAGGCCAATCCCGGCTACGGCGACTTCGTCGACCCCGAAGACTTCGCGTCATCGGTGCTACGGACGCCGGAGAACGAGTTCCGCACCAAGCGCTGCAACCAGTGGGTGACGTCGACCGAGACGTTCCTGCCGGCCGGCGTGTGGGAGGACTGCGCCGATTCGACGCGGGTCATCCCGGACCGGGCGGCGGTGATCCTCGGCTTCGACGGATCCCGGTCCGGTGACGCGACCGCGATCAGCGTCGTCTCGCTCGAGGACGTCCCGCACGTCGACGTGGTCGGGTTGTGGGAGAAGCCACGCGACGCCCACGACTGGGAAGTCCCGCGGACCGAGGTCAAGGACGCGGTCCGGGGAGCGTGCCGCCGCTGGGACGTCAAGGGCATCGCCTGGGACGAGTACCTGTGGCTGGACGCCGCCGACGAGCTGGAAGCCGAGGGGCTGCCGATCGTCCGGTTCCCGCAGGTTCCGCAGCGCATGTCCCCGGCGACGCAGCGGTTCTACGAGTTGGCCGTCGATCGGGCGCTGACCCATTCCGGTGATGCGGGCCTGGCCCGGCACATCGGCAACGCCGTGCTGAAGGTCGACTCCCGCGGTTGGCGGATCTACAAGGAGCACAAGTCGAGCCCGCGGAAGATCGACCTCGCCGTGGCGACCGTCATGGCCGTCTGGCTGGCCGCGAATCTCGAGGTCGAAGAGACGCAGCCGTTCTTCGCGTCCTGGCGATAGGAGGGGAAATACGCATGGCCGTCCTATCGACCAGTCCGGACGCCCGGGAGCAGTGGCGTGACGCCGGCCGCCTGTTCGCCGCCGGCCTGGGCTGGGTGCTGTACGCGATCGGCTGGCTGCTCGCGAAGACGCTGCGCACCGTCGCCACCGTCATCGCCGCGACCCTGTTCGGCATCGGCTGGCTGGCGTCCGCCGCGGCGTGGCCGGGCCTGTGCTGGTGCGGTCGTGCCGTGAGGCTGGGCTGGCAGGAAGGCCGTAAACCACTCGGTGCCGGCAAGACGTGAAGGCGGGCTGAATCTTGGGCCTGCTCGAGCGCATCGCCGGCGGCAAGGATGAGAAGCGGTACAGCGTCGACCAGTGGATCTCTGAGTACCTGATCCCGTCGCAGTTCAACTACAACGGCACCACGTATCCGGTCGGCCTGAACCAGACGATGACCGGGCAGAAGATCAAGCAGATCGCCGCGACCCTGCCCGGCTACGCTGCGGCGCTGCGGATGTGCCCGCCGGCGTTCGCCGCGCAGATGGTCCGGGCGCTGGTGCTGTCGCAGGCGCGTTTCACGTGGCGGAACCTGCCGTCGTCGGCGACCCCGCGACGGCTGTTCGGCAACCGCGAGCTGTCGCTGCTCGAGCGGCCATGGCCGAACGGCACCACCGGCGACCTGCTCGCCACGATGGAGTGGCATTCCGGCCTGACCGGTAACGCGGTCGTGGCGCGCCGCCCGGACCGGTTGCGGGTGCTGCGCCCGGACTGGTGCGGGTTCGTGTTCGGCTCGGACCAGGACCCGGACGAGATCGCGGCTACCGCGTTTGACGGTGAGCTGCTGGGCCTGGTGTACCAGAACGGCGGGATCAACGGCGGCCGTGGCCAGATGAATACGCTGCTGCCGGGCGAGTTCGCGCACTGGTCGCCGATACCCGACCCGGAGTGCCCCGGGATGGGCCAGTCGTGGGTGACCGCGGCGCTGGCTGACATTCAGGGCGACCGGGCGGCGACCGAGCACAAGCTGAAGTTCTTCACCAACGGCGCCACCCCGAACATGGTGGTCAAGGGCATCACGGCGGCGTCGAAGGAGCAGTTCGAGGAAATCGTCGGGATGCTCGAGTCGAAGCATGCCGGCGTCGCGAACGCCTACCGGACGCTGTACCTGACCGCGGGCGCCGACGCACACGTCGTCGGCTCCGACCTGAAACAGTTGGATTTCAAGGCGACCCAGGGCGCGGGTGAGACCCGGATCGCGATGCTCGGCCGGGTGCCGGCGCCGCTGCTCGGCATCTCCGAAGGCCTCGCCGGATCGTCGCTGAACGCCGGGAACTTCGGCATGGCCCGGCGCATCTTCGCCGACTCGTGGATCTACCCGTCGCTGCAGGACGTGTCCGCGTCGCTGGAGTCGATCCTGACCCGGCCGCGGAACCCTCGCACCGGCGACGAGGACGCCGAGTTGTGGTTCGACACGGCGGACATGCCGATCCTGCGCGAGGACGCCAAGGACGCCGCCGAGATCCTTCAGGTCAACGCCCAGACGATCGGTGGACTCGTCAAGGACGGCTTCACCTACGAATCGGCGGTCGCCTACGTCGTGTCCGGCGATCCCAAGGTTCTCAAGCAGATCCCCGGCTGGCTATCCGTCCAGCTCCAGCCCGGCGGCCCCGGTGCCACCCCGCCGGCCGTTCCGGCGACACCGCCGAAGAAGGCGCTACCAGCGGGAGGTCAATAAATGACGCTCGTGGATGACCGCGCGGCAATGTCCGCGGCGTCGATCAACGACCTGCCCGACTCCGCCTTCGCATATATCGAAAGTGGCGGCAAGAAGGACGCGTCGGGCAAGACCACGCCGCGGTCGCTGCGGCACTTCCCGATTCACGACGCCGCCCACGTGCGCAACGCGTTGGCCCGCGCGCCGCAGTCTCCGTTCGGCGCCAAGGCCATGCCGAAGATCCGCGCGGCCGCGAAGAAGTTCGGAATCACCGTGAGCGAGAACTCCCGCCCGGACCTCGGCATGTGCCTGCGCGCCTTCAACTTCGAGGCCCGCGCCTCCGGCAGCGACGGCCGCACCCTCGAAGGCCACGCCGCGGTGTTCAACACCCCCGCCCGGATCCGGGACCTGCACGGCGACTTCGACGAGATCATCATGCCGGGCGCGTTCACCCGCTCCCTGGAGTCCCGCACTCCGGTGATGCAGTTCGAGCACGGCCGCGACCCGCGGGTCGGCGCCGTGCCGATCGCCGCGATCGAGGACATCCGCGAGGACGACACCGGCCTGTACGTGCGGGCCCGGCTGTACGACAACCCGGTGATCGAACCGGTCCGGCAGGCCATCGTCGGACAGTCCATCAAGGGCATGTCGTTCCGGTTCGCGGTCCCCGACGGCGGCGACAAATGGACCACCCGATCCGGCGACGTCGACCTGCGGGAAATCTACGACACCGACACCCCCGAGCTCGGCCCGGTCGTGTTCCCCGCCTACGACGCCACAAGCGTGTCCGTCCGGTCGATGCTTGCCCAACTCGACCCGGACGAACACCGCGCCCTGATCCGTGAGCTCGCAGCCGAACTCCGGCTCGCCGCGGACATCGAAGACCTCACCGCCGACGGCGCGCGGAGCGCCACGGCGGAGGAAGCCGGCACGCAGCCAGGGAACGGCGAGCGGCCACCCGTATCCATCCGTTCCCGCGTCGACCACGACGCGCTGCGCCTGAGAGGCGTAATCCTGTGACTGACATCCTCGAGGAGCTGCGGGACAAGGACCCCGCCACCCTCACCGACAGCACCCCCGACGAACTGCGCGGCAAGACCCCCGACGAACTCAGCGCGTACGTTGAGGTCCTCGACGCACACCTGCGCTCGATCCACCAGACCGACGAGGGCGAGCTTCGCGAGAAGACCCCGGAAGAGCAGAAGGCCTTCGACTACGGCCTGAAGCTGCGCGACATCGCCATCAAGAAGATCGACGAGCACCGCGCGGTGCAGGAGATCTTCCGGCGCAAGCCGGCGTCCGTCCAGCGCGCCCTGGCGAACATCAAGTACGGCAACGACGACGCGTACGGCGACGTCCGCCGGATGACCAACGCCGAGGCCCGGGACCGGGCCCTGCGCGCCCTGGACGACCGCAACTCCTCGGCGCACCTGCGCTCCGACGAGAAGGACCAGGTCGAGCGGCAGATCCGCACGTCTACGGACATCGCCCGCCGGATCCTGGTGACCGAGAACGAGCACTACCGCGAGGCGTGGATGAAGCTGGTCACGCAGCCCAACGCGGCCAGCTTCCTGTCCGACGACGAGCGGCAGGCGGTCCGCGCCTACAACGAATACCGGGCGGCGTCCGAAGGCACGTCGGCGGCGGGTGGATACGGCATCCCGGTGTTCATCGACCCCAGCATCATCATGACGGCGCAGGGCAGCGGGAACCCGTTCCTGCAGATCGCCCGGTCGGTCGACGTCAACACCAACGTGTGGAAGGGCGTCTCGTCTGCAGGCGTCACCTGGTCGTTCGATGCGGAGGCGTCGGCGGTCAGCGACGACTCGCCGACCCTGGCGCAGCCGATCGTCAGCGTGTTCACGGCCCGCGGCTTCATCCCGTTCAGCATCGAGGTGGGCCAGGACTACCCCGGCTTCGCCTCCGAGATGTCGGGCCTGCTGGCGTCCGGCTACGACGAGCTGCTGGTGGACAAGTTCACCCGCGGCAGCGGCACCGGCGAGCCGCGCGGCATCCTCACCCAACTGTCGGCGAACACCAACGTGCGGATCAAGGTGGCGACCAACCCGGGCATCACCGTCAACGACCCGTACAACGTGTGGCAGGCCGTCCCGCAGCGCAACCGCCGCAACGCGTCGTGGCTGATGAACGTCGCCGTGAACAACGCGATCCGGCAACTCGGCGCGGCCAACGTGTACCACGCCTACACCGTCAACCTGCCGCAGGGCGCGGTCGAGGAACTGTTCCAGCGGCCGGTCTACGAGTCGCCGTACATGCCGACCACCACCACGGTCACCACCGCGACCGAGGGCTACGCCATCGCCGGCGACTTCTCGAACTACGTCATCGCGCGACGTGGGGGTATGAGCGTAGAGCTGATCCCGCAGATCTTCCAGCAGGCCACCGCCGGCTCCGCATACGGCATGCCGACTGGCCAAAGAGGCTGGTTCGCGTACAGCCGGATCGGTGCCTCGAGCGCCAACGACCTGGCCTTCCGTCTGCTTGTCTCGAGTTAGGAGTGATCGTGCCCGTTACCGAATCCCCGAAGGCTCCCGAACCCAGGAAGGCCGACGAGCCGAAGCCGGCCAAGGCTGGCACGCTGGCCCGGGCCGCCGAGTCCGGTGATCCCGCCGTGCAGCAGCTGGTAGCCGAGCGGCAGACGGCGCAGATGAACCGTGAGGCGTTGCAGGCCACCGACGAGGCCGCGGTGAAGGCGCTGAACGAGGACATCAAGGCGGCCGACGACCGGATCGCCGAGCTGAACAAGCAACTCGCTGATCTCGGCTACGAGTAGAACGAACGCCCTCGTCGATCAGCGAGGGAAGGGAACCCCGGATCCAGGTGTCCGGGGTTCCCGCCTACCTGGAGGTAAACGATGGACGTGGTGTACGCGGTGGATACCGCGCAGATCCCGACGGTGGAATGCGGTGTCGTCCTGGTACGCAAGGGCGAGCACTGGGCGGCGGACGATCCGGTGGTGAAAGCGGCACCGACCCTGTTCTCGACCGACCCGCGGTATGGGATGCGGTACAGCGCCGAACCGGCCGGCTACGACGATCCGCCAGTGGAGCAGGCGACCGCCGCGCCCGGCGAGAAGCGGAACGTGCGCCGGTGATGCGCCGGGCCTACCGCGGTGGCGCTGATGCGGCCGACGTGCCACCGCCGACGCGTGGTAGCACCGACCCCGAGGAAACCGGCCCGGTCGACGCCGTCGTCCTGGCCTACGTGTGCGGCGACGAGGTCGCCTATTCCTGGCATCGCTCGATGGTGCAGCTGATCGGCTACGACGCCCAGGCGCATCACCGGCTCGGCGACGGCCGCGGCGGATTCCTGGCCCTGCGCTACGGCACCGGCGGCCTGATCGAAGCACGGAATCAGGCCGTCTACGACTTCCTGACCGACTATCCGGACGCCGACTGGCTTTTCTGGATCGACACCGACATGGGCTTCCCCGAGGACGCGCTCGAGCGGCTGCTTGAGGCCGCGGATCCAGTGGAGCGGCCGATCGTCGGCGCGCTGTGCTTCTCGCAGCAGGAGCTCGAGTCCGACGGGATGGGTGGCCGGCGCGTCCAGCCGACGCCGGTGATCTACGACTGGATCACCGTGGAGGGCCAGTCCGGCTATGCGGTGCGCTGGGACTACCCACGCGACACGGTGACCCGGTGCCACGCCACCGGCTCGGCGTGCATCCTGATCCACCGCGGCGCGTTGGAGAAGATCCGGGACGAGTTCGGAACCTGGTACGACCGGGTGCCGAACCCGAGCACGAAGCAACTGTTCAGCGAGGACCTGTCGTTCTGCGTCCGCGCCGGCGCCCTGGACATCCCGGTGTTCATCGACACGCGGGTGAAGACCACCCACCTGAAGCCGATCTGGGTATCCGAGGACTTCTACGTCCGGGAGCGGGCGGCCCTGGCGCTGCTCGAACGGCGACCCGACATTTCCGGGCTGAAGCGGGTGGCCATGACCCGGGAGCAGGCGTGGACATTCGACCTGCTACCGGAGGCGTTGGCCGAGCTCGACATCACCGCGAAGTCGGTGCTGCACGTCGGCGCACACCGCGGCGAAGAGGTCCCGGTGTACCGCAAGTGCGGCTTCGAACAGGTCACCCTGGTCGAGCCGGACCCGGACAACGCCGCGTTCCTGCGCGCCGAGTTCCCGGACTGCGCGGTGGTGGAATGCGCGGTCGGCGAGCAGCCCGGTACGGCGACGCTGCACCGGGCCGTCGACAGCGTGTTCAGCGGATTGAAGGCGGACGCCGGCATGCCCACGGTCGGCGAGGCGGAGGTGTCGGTCCGGTCGCTGCTGGACATCCAGATCCACGACGACCAGCAGCCAAACGTCCTTGTGGTCGACACACAGGGCACGGAACTGGAAGTTCTGGCTTCCGGCGAACTCGCCGACGTGGACCTGATCATCGTCGAGACGCAGGAGTTGTCCCGACAGATGTACGCCGCGTTCTGGCCGGACGCGGTGGAGGCGCTGGGCAAGGTGGGGTTCATCCCAGCCATCCGCTGGGAGCATGAGGCCCACTTCGCCGACACGCTGTTCGTGCGGCGGTCCGATCATGTCTGACCGGCCGACGTATGCGCACGACCCGGATTGCAACACCATCCACGAGGCCGGTCCGGAGCCCTGCCCGCCGCCACGCGAGGACCCGCTACTGGCTGCCGAGGAGACCTTGGTCGTCCGACCGGGTGATGTCTTGGTCATCCGGGTGTCACCGGACAGGATCCGTTCCCTGCAGGATTTCGAAGATTTCACGGCACGGCTGGAGAAAGCCGTCGAGGGTCGCATGCCGGGCGCGCCTCGGCCGCTGGTCATCGTCGCGGACCAATTGGCCGTGCGGCGCGCCGATGGCGAGTGACCTGCTGGTGATCGTCCCGTCGCGGGGACGTCCGGATTCTTTGGAGCGGGTCGCCGCCGCCTGGGACGCCACTGGGGCATTCCAGGAGTCGGCTGGCCTGATCTTCGCCGTGGACGCCGACGACCCGCGGCTGCCCGGATATCGGTCCGCCCTGGATCGGCTCGCCGCCCGCAACCCCGACCGGCCCATCAACCTGATGGGATGCGGCCCGTGGCAGCCGATGGTGCCGAAGCTCAACGCCGCGGCCGTCATGTTCGCCGAGCAAGGACACTTCGCCCTCGCATTCATGGGCGATGACCACGTCCCGCGTACGACCGGCTGGGCCCGCCTGTACCTGGAGGCGCTGCGCGAGTTGGGGACCGGGGTCGTGTACGGCAACGACCTGCTGCAGGGCGAACGGTTGTGCACCGAGTGGGCCATGACGTCGGACATCGTGCGGACGCTGGGCCGGATGGTGCCGGCACCAGTGGAGCATATGTACTGCGACAACTCGGTGATGGACCTCGCTAGCCGGGCCGGCTGTCTGCGTTACCTGCCGCACGTGGTCGTCGAGCACTGCCATCCGCTGGCCGGCAAGGCGGACTGGGATGTCGGGTACGCGCGGGTCAACCGGGCCGAGCAGTTCCACCGCGACGAGGCCGCCTATCACCGATGGGCCGATCACGACCGCGGCCTGGACGTGGCAGTGGTCAAGGCACTGAGGGGGTCCGATGGCGCTGTACGCGACCCCGAGTGAACTGGCCTCCTACCTGCAGCAAGACGTCGACACCTCGACGGCGACGCTGGTGCTGACGATTGCGTCGGGGGCGTTCAGCAATGCGGCCGACACATGGTTCGTGGCGACAACCGCCACCTATTCGACGAAGGGCGGTCCGGGCCTCTGCCTGGAGCTGCCGTTTCGGCCGGTGACCGCGGTGTCGGCGGTGCGGTTGAACGGCGTGACCATCACCGGCTGGACGCTGGTGAAGAACGCCCTGTACCGGCAGGCCGGATTTGGCACCTGGGCCGCGTTCCCGCCGGATCTCGTCGAGGTCGACCTGACGCACGGCTACACCACGGTCCCCGACGACGTGAAGGGCGCGGTGCTGGAGACGGCCGCGCAGGCCTACGAGACGCCGGTCAGCGCCGTCATCAGCGAGACGATCGATGACTACGCCGTTCGCTATGCCACGACCGGCGGCGGGATTCAGTTGACGAAATCGGCGGCCGAGATCGCCGCGGGTTACCGCGGCACCGTCGCCGCCTGATTCGAACCGCTACCGCACATCCACATGAGACCGCAATAGAAGGGCTCTCGCGTGCCGCTGTCCGTCGACAACATCATCCAGTTCAACACCGGCAGCTTCAACGCCACCGGCGGCAACGCCACCCTGCCGAACCCGGTCACCGCCGGATCCACAGTGGTCATCGTCGCGGCGTGCCCGGCCATCGCCGCCGACTCGAACGTGATGGTCACCTCCGACGACACGGCGTTCGAGGCGATCGGCGGTGTCACCGCCGTCACGGTGCAGGATGCGATGCCGACGATATTCGCGAAGCGCAACGTTGCCGCCGGTGGGACGTCGTGGGGCTTGACCCCAAAAAAGGGCGGGGTCGCGTCCGCGCGGCAGGTCGCCTGGGTGGCCATGGAGGTCACCGGGGTTGGCCTGGACCCGCTGGGCACCGGGAACCTGTCCTGGTACGCCGACAAGGCCAGCTCCGACACGAGCGTGGCCTCGGACGCGACGTCGATCAGCACCTACCGGGACGGCGTCACCAGCCCCGGCTCCTGCTACGACACGCTCGGACTGGCCGTCTTCGCCGCCCGCGGCAACGACGCCACCGTGCCCGTGTGGAGCGGCTACACCAACGGGTGGATCGAACTCGCCAACGTCGGGCGCACCGACGCGGGCATCGGGTTCTCGCTGGCCGTCGCCTACAAGCCGTCCCTGGCCATCGGGTACGTCGAGACCACCGCGACGTGTACCCCGCTCGCCGATTTGGCAGCCGACGCGGTCAGCCTGTACGCCGACGGCGCCCGGCACGCCCACCTCGTGCAGATGATGAGCGGCGCCGAGTTCGGCAGCATGACCGGCGCGGCGACGATGACCGGTCACCAGATCTTCGACACCGCCACGGCCAACGTCACCTGCGTGACGAACATCAAACGGACCGGCAACTACGCGTTCAAGTACGCGTCGACGTCCGCCCCGGCCAACACCACC